ATATCCTTTTCAATTATGGTTTCTCTTACATGAGAACATAGTTTAAAAACTACACCCCGCATAACTTACTAGTCAGGCGCTATCGGGATTAAACACAACCTAAACAAAGATTAAACCTGAAAATTCCTCTTCAATAGTTGTATTTATGGTAAAGCAATACTGGAGGTGACTAACGGAACACCGATAAAATAACCAAGTGTGTAATCGTCACCTGCAGCACGGAACAGATATGACACTTTCGACGTTGAGCCGTAAACGTTATTGATTGAAGCTCTCATCGGAGAGCTGTAAACATCAACAGGTTCAAGGCTAGTCGTTGTGCTAACTCTGTTCAAACGGGCATGTAACCGTTGGTAAGCAGGAATAGTACACCCGCTTGGATACCCACTGAAACCCGGCTGGTAATTCAATGAAACACCGGGATAACGCTGCATGTCAAGATTATCGCGACATGTATCAAGTTCAGTGGATGGATAAACCGCAAGACCGCCTGAGCTCTTACTGGACGAATCAAAAGAGTTCAAAGCGAGCATGACCCTAACAGAACCGCGTGAATACGCAAAGCAATAACTAAAAAGCGTTACGTAATCACCGGTAAGCGTGTTCGGGACGCCCACGGCATCTAACGAATAACATGCTCCTGTAACGAATGGTCTAATATCAACACCATATATTGGGTTCAAAAGATCAAAAACTCTCAAGCGGCAATACCTCTTCAAAAGTTGGAGAATTGAATTGCACCTTTCTCCGACACAATACAACGCCGGCTCGAGACTCTGTTCGTCAATAATTGAAGAACCGAGAGAAATCAAACCCTGATTCATATTTGGATTTTCTGATCGACTAGAAGCTGGTACAACATCACCCATTTGTGCCTGCCATGTGTTAACAATAAGCGGGGCTCGATTGAAGGGACGTGGACACATAACTTCAAAATCTGGACCTCCAGAAAATTCGGCAATAACTCCAACTGTTGATGAGACAGAATCGGGACAAACGAGTTCGTTCAAGACGAAAATCTTAAGCCTTCCTATCCCACCATTATCCTCAGACAAATCTGAAGTTGGAAGATACTGCGACGTCGAGACATATGGGATAACAAATCTAACCTCATTAGTCTCGCGTAAATCAACAATTTCTCTCAAAACATATGATGATTGATCAACAGTAAAATCTCCAGCCGGAGACCATGCGATCAAAAGACGACCGCTATGATATTGAGTCTTTACAAATTTGAGCGTGACAACAAAAGAACCGCGCCAAAAAGCAAACAAACTCGAAAAATAATCAAGCGGTGTCAAATCCCACGTGCTCCAAAAATTAACAATGGAGCTGCTCCTCAACAACTGTGGAGAAGGAACAACATTCCACAATACTGTATCAGCTGGATTTGATGTGGTCCATGCGAACCTAGCAACATACGACGGAATTTGCAACAAATGGTTCAATGACATCTCGTCAACTTCTGTACCAGCAAAACCTGGCATAATAGAAAGTTTGTTAGACGCTTCAAGCCCCATATTTGGAAAATTATCAACTCCGTTGTGATTTTGCAAATTGTGACCAAACGAAATAAAATTTTTGGTAGTAGCTTCTTCACTCGTAGGCTTCGAGTATCCAAAAGCGGAGGCTACCCCAGCCATGCAATTCAATGCCCAGCTGGCGGGTCCTGCCAAGTTTGTAAGAAGCGGTACCTTAGCGAAAGAACTAGCTGCTTTCGCCATCATCGTGAGACCTCCTGAAATCGGACCATCTGTCATCTTTTCGAGCTCTTGCTCGGAAGGATTCTTGATTTTCTTTTTCTTTGGTCTACGATCTCCCATTTCAGCAGTGAAAGCTGGTGTAACCATTTCAACATCCTTAAAATGTATCCACATAGTCACATCAGCAACTGCTGAACCGGTCCCGGTCGCTAGCGGCTCATAAACCAAAAGAGCTGCCCTACCATAGGGACCTTCCTGCGTAGCCAAATTATAATATGGTGTTGGAGATACGTACGGAACCTCCATAATAATCTCAGTCTCTGTACCCAAATCTAATTCGACACGCGGCAACTGGGTCGCGGCCCTCAAAGAGCGCAACCTCATTCCAGGATAACTATTAGCAACATTACCCTGAGGGATAAAAACCAAAAGCAACCTTCCAGATTGAAACTTAGTACCATTCACCTGGACTCGGATCACCATCGTTCCTCTAAAGCCGTAAAAACCCCTAAGCTTATCACGGTAAATTGGAATCGAAAATACATCCTGAGGCAGAGAAGCGTTGTAAAGAACGCTGCCCGCAGATTGCGAATTCCATTCGAAAGTTGAAAGCCT